AAACAAGTTTGTGTGCCTTGCTCTATTGGAAAGAGTTCCCTTCGCCGTTCCCCTGGGTGTGCTTTCATCAATCACTGACCGGGGGGGGGATACCCCTGATGCTCCGGGCAGTGCCGTCCTTCGCTGCAATGCCTTCCCCTCGTCCGTCAATCTGTTTGTGTTCCTGTCGTGTAACATATTGTGCATCTTCCGCGAGAGTGATACTAAGTTCCACGCACAGTACGCATACTCTGGATACTCGTCTGCTGGATATATGTGATGCACTAGGTCTGCTGGTACACGCTTGCCATATCGCTTAGATAGCTGGCACATATAGCCGTCGCGGCGCATAACTCTTTGAGATAGCTCACGCCATCTTTTGCTTTTGTAGTCCATGCAACAGCGCACCCCCTCGCTTCGTCAAACGCCCACTCCCTTTGAGGGCCAATATATTAACCCCGTAGGGGTTATATATATGGCCCTAAAGGGAGTACACCATCGCCGCCTACTGTCGAGCGCTGGCTCGGATACGGCCAGCCGTCACAGCCTGTTAAGCGATACACCCGTGTGGGTTGTTAACCTAGAAACATGTTGATAAAAAACTGCTGTCCCTTCCCCGTCACCTTCGGGGTCTTGTTGACTGTAATGTGCCCATCGGCATGGGTGACGCTGGTCTCCTTGATTTCAAACAGGCCCAATTCCATCGAGCGCTGTGTGGGCATGTTGTAATCCGTGCCCTCTCTGCGGATCAGATATCCGTTGTTCCGCATCCAGTCAAAGAGACGGTTCTGCCCAGTGTCCACCCCATTCTGTTTGAGGAGCTTTGCCAGCTCTCCAACCAGTATGGATGTATTGGAGGCAGCCACGGAGTCCGCAAACAGCACCTTCGGTCGGTTAGTCTCCTTCTCCGCCTCCAGCATCTTAATCTTTCGATCTGCTATCTGGAGCGCACGGGCCATTACCTTTTCCGGGCTATTCCAATCCTTCTCCAATTGGAGGAAATACTTCCGGGCAATCTTCCCTTTCTCGTTCCGCTGGAGCATGCAGATCTCCTTGGCCATATCGATAGAGACGGCGGCATCTTTCATGCTCTGAGGGCCGCCAGCGGGGTTATGGACAAAAATGTCCGTGACTGCGTAATCCTCATTTTCAGCGAATCCATATTCGCACATACGGGGAAACCACTTGTGGTACGGTGTTTCTACCTCTAGAAACTCGTGGAGTTCCCGCGCTGATACTGCTGGCTGTTCGCCGCTAAAGTCAACTTTGATTAGTTCGTTCATGTAGATACCACCCTTTCTATTTTGCTTCCCACCTTTATGTTGACTCAGGGCAGGGGAGTAAGGTGGCACCTCCCTTTTCGGCCCGTCGGCCTAGCCCTGATCTTTTGTTTGAGAGGCGGCGGGGGAATATCCCGCCATACGTTCCCTCTCATTGGTGCCTCCCCCGTCTCCTGCAACTGCGGGGCGGCAAATATTTTATGCTAATATTAGCATTTTCTTATTGACATTACGCTAATATTGGCGTATAATAGAATCATCAAGAGGGGGACAACCCCAGGAGGTCATTACGATGAAGGTTACCGATGAAATGACCCGCAGAGTAAAGGAACTCGCTGACGAGCTGTTTTACGACTATGAAGTCGTTGGTATCCGTGTCCAGGAAGTCCCTTTTTCCCTCGGCAAAATGGATCATTGCTCCCATATTTGGGATGATGGAGAGGACACCGGCGAAGAACTCCCCGGAGTATCCGTTATCCGTTCTGACGAAGCTGAACTTGCGAAAGATTATTTCGGCGATTATGTTGCTGTAGTAGCCGGGAACTCTTACACTTATGGCGAAGATCCTGGCGAGATCGTAATTGCGGACGCTGTTGTTGTGGAGGTGCTCGCATGAGGCGTAAGTATGGTGACTGCCAGCGGGCAGACGGCGACTGCACCGCCTGTTCCCTGGTCAACTATGGGCGCGACTGCCATAACAATCCCATCACCAGTCTGGAGTGGTACCGCCGGGCGGGCGGCCTCAGCATAAAGGAGTTGTCGGAGGCATCCGGCGTCAATGTCCGCCAAATCCAGCGGGTCGAGCTTGGAGAGTCCGAGGCCGGAAACCTCACCGCCAAGAACCTGTTAGCAATCGCTGACGCGCTTGGCGTGGAGTTGAGGAGGCTGATCTGATGGCTGTTGTTGTAAAGCCCCGCACCTGCCGCCAGTGTGGCGCTGTCTTTGATGGCGGCCCCCGCGCATGGTATTGCCCGGCCTGCCGCTTAGTACGGAGTAGAGAAGCAAACGCGAGGCGAAGAAAAAAGGGGCGAAAGGCCGACCGCCCTCTCGGAAGTATCGACAAGTGCACGGTCTGCGGGAAAGAGTATGTGGTAAAGTCAGCCAGGCAAAAGTATTGTCCCGACTGCGCCTATGAGGCCGTCCGCAAGGTGGATCGTCCAGCCTCACGGGCTTGGAACCAGGCCAACAAGGAAACTTACTATCCAGCCAGGAATGAAAAGCGCCGAAAAGAGCGTGCGGAGAATCCAGAGCTGGTTCGGGCAAAAGAACGAGCTGCCTATGCCAACCGAAAATCTAAAACATAACCATCCTTCCGCCCCTTCGGGGGCGGCTTTATTTTTGAACGGGTGAGGATTTGCACCTCACATGGCGCAGCTACGATCGGGGAGACGGCCTTACTCGTCAGTAAGGTGGCAGCACGTTTTGTCCGTCCTCGTTGCCTTGTTTACTGTCTACCTATTCCAGCACCGCTCAATGGTGCCACCGCCCGCCTCATGCGGCGAGGAGCGGCGTATAAAGCACCACCGCATGGATGATGCTTTGTCCGGCATACACCGGACTTCTCTGGAGCCACCGGTAGGAATCGAACCTCCAACCTACCGATTACAAGACGGTTGCTCTACCTGTTGAGCTAAGATGGCATATTCCACCACCGCTGCTCTCTCCACGTAGTAACGCAGCCGTCAACACAGCGGCAGGGGTTGTGCGCTTCCAGCTTAGATTGTCACACGCCTGTGCCACAACACCGGAGCGACCGGCAGCCAGTCTCGCATACAGACGCAGTTTTCAGCAGGCATTGTCATTCTCTCTGAGGGCTTGCGCTACGCTCAGATCATCCGGGCGCGACCCGGCCTCTGGAGGCCATCAGCAGGCTCGAACTGCTGCAACGGCATACACCGCTCTACTCATTCCTTTATGGCCGTATATAAGGCGGATTCCGTCTCTACACGCTCCGCCGGGCGCAGCCGCTTTCTATGTGTCGGCACACCGGGGCAGGTCATAGCTGCCACCGCTTCCGCCTCCATGACAGGCGGGCGTCATGCCCCTTCTCCGGGGCCGTCAGACGCTCTAGGCTACCCGGTATAGTGTCTTTCCACCGTCATTCGCCGCCAGAGGGCGGCATATTGCACACAGTAGGGGCAGCGGCTGCGCCGCCGCCACCCCATCCGTGTGAAGGAGGAAAAGGGGATGGGAGCGCAGGGGCATACGCCCCCACACTCCCATTCTAAAGTAAGATTTATCTTAAAAGTTGCCAATTGGCAACTTTTAAGAATTATTTATATTTTACTCGGCCTGTTAGATAATCCAGGCTGACTTCATAGTAGTCTGCTAGTGCGATCAGGGCCTCCATCGTAGGCATCCGCTCTCCTCGCTCATATCGTCTAACTGCTCCCCTCTCTAGCCCGCACAGTTCGGCCACCACTGTCATGCTCCTAATCGGTTTTTTCTCCTCCCTCAACCTCCTCAGCCTCTCCGAGAACTCGTTCAAGGGCTATCCCTCCTTCGGCGGGTCTGGGAGGGGCATCCAGTGTGTGACCGGGTATGCCGTTTCGTGCCATCCGACATCAAACAGCATATTTTCATAGGCTCTAAATTCATACGCCAGTTCTTTGACGACGCCGTTAGAAAGCGCCACCAGATAAAATCCTCTCTGCTGGCTGGGAAACTTCGGTTCCGGCAACCTCTCCTTGACGCTAATCCACTCGCTCATGCTGTCCGCCCTCCCCGTCGTGGATGGAGCCGATGATCTCGTCAAGGGTGACGGTTTCGCCGGGGCGGAGGGAGGGGAACAGGTCAACCTCTGCGTGAGCCAAAAGGATTCCTTCTTTACCCCATACTCGCACAAACACATCACTACTTTCTAGGCGATACGCATTGGGATATATCATCTTGATAGCCTTCGCCCTCTCCACCTCCTGCTCCGTCCAGCGGGGCGTTTCGGTCAAATCCCATTCATCGGGGCAAAGTGCGCCGCGTTTATTGCAAAATGCACTGTGGTGGAAGTGGCATTCTTCGCAATCATCATGAGAGGCACACTCTTGTTTCACCTCTCCCAGCGTCCAGTCCTTCAACGGCTTGTCCATATTGGCCTCCTCCATCATTTTCGTGCCCTCACGAAAATGGTCTATGTTGGTCTCCTTGGTTAATGTATCCTCATTTTCAGTTAATACATCCCCACGACCAGTTAATGTATCAGTTGATGTATCCTCCACCACCTCATAGCCCATCAGGCGGGCGGCTTGGCACATTTTAATGCCTTCCGGTCCCCCTGCGGCGTTTTGCAGGCTCTCAATCAGCTTCTCGATGTTCATCAGGTTTCCTCCTCTCCCTCCGGCGGCCCATCCCAGGCCGTCCAGTATTTGTCGTACAGCTCCATCGCAAACGGCTTGATATGCTTGCAGTACAGGTACCCATCCCTGCACCCCTCTGCAATCTCCAGGCCACCCCATTGGAGCTGGGCTATCCCTGCTCCCTCAATGTAGATTGCGGTCTCCTGGGTGATGGATTCCAGCTCTGCGCGGGTGTATTGGTGTCTCATGGCGATACCTCCGGTGGGCGGTGCTTATACAACAGCAGGTTTTGTACTCCCTCCGTAGTATCCGCACAATGGGCCGGGTATCTGGCAGCCACTCCACCAATGTCATACAGCGCCTCAGTGTGCCCGATATACGTTTTGTCTTCGTTGTAGAGTGCCCAAACAATTTCCAGATACCACCCGACCTGATAGGCGGGTTCACATTGCTTCGGGTTTACATTGTGGCTTCCGTACCGGATAGCGTACATAAAAAATTTGTCAGCAGCCACGGTGTCACCTGCATACAGAGGTGCGCCATACTTATCGACCAGTCCAAGCGTCAGCGGCTCGTTCGGCGGGGTGAGGGTGGGCTCGTTTTCCAGCACAAGACAGTCCCTGCATATCGTATCGCCTCCGATCGGGTCGCCGCGCCAGTCTTTGACCCCATAACATGGCTCGCCAACCGGTATGGCCCGCCCGCAGATTGCGCATCTATTCCATATTGCCATCTTTCAGCGCCTCCTTACCGTTTGTATGTGTAATGCCTGCCATCCGGCCCCGCAATCGTAATTGTCGTGGGCATTCCGCTCCCGTCCTGCGTGTAGGGCAGGTAACGGGTCTTTACGATGTGCAACTCTTTCTGGTGTCCTTTTTCACACTTTACGCAATCTTCCTTGCCTTTGAACTGTGTACCGCAAACTTCGCACTGGTAAAGGTCAATTTTCTTCATGCAGCGCCTTCAATCTCTCCATCACCATCTCCACGGCCTCGTCCGTCATGGGAGCGCCGCAGGCTGGGCAAAAGTTTTGTGCTTCCTCCATACTATCAAGGTCGTGTTCACACCTTGAACATTCCTGCCAAGTACATCCATCGTCATCAGTCATGCCTATCCACTCACCCCTCCACGCCTTCTCCACCTGCTCCCGGCTGACGGGGCGGAGGGCCTTTATTTTTACCTTTTCCAGCTCAATAGCTCTTCCCCGTTGCCGTTTCCCATAGTAGTGAGGCGGCACACTTTCTAGGTGCCTGATTCTGTCCTCACAGCTCTTGATTGCAGCCTCTCGCCGCGTCATGGCTGGGCCTCCCTTCCTGGCCTAAATATCACAACCATGCACGGAAACGGTGCATTCCATCTGGCGCCGCCAAATTTTAGACGGCCAGGCACAAACCGGATCTCTGCCTGGTGATAGATGTACCGGTGGAACCATTGCGTATCCGTTCTGGCTGGCAGTAGCATTACGACCGTTGCACCATCTGCAACGCTGGAAGCCGCCTTTGCGACCCATTTCTTGATCTGACGGCCATAGGGCGGATTACACCAGCAAACACCATCCCACGGTTTAGACAACCCATCTTGATCCGGAGTATAGTAGGACGCACATTTTGCGTTCTCTGGCAGAGCACATACATCAAGGTCAAAGCCAAATTCATCATTTAACTGGTCGAAAAACTCCTGCGGTGTCTCCCATAAATCCGTTTTGCTCGAAAACATTAAATCAGTGTTCATCCAGCATCTCCATCTCCTCCGCGCTCAGAATCGGCGCGCGGGTGTTCCAGGCGAGGCGGGTTCCATAATAGTCATAGCTCCAGATAGAAAAGCAAATTCCGCACTCGCACTCAATACTTACTGGGTCACCGCCGCTATCAGGGTCATAGAAGGTCGGCTCCCAGTCTTCTGGACCGTGTTCCTTTGGTGTTTCGCCGCACATACACGGCAGCAGCACCCCCGCATCCGTCAGCCGCTTGGCCGCCTCGCGGTCGCCCAGCAGGGCGCGCGTCTTATCGTCCATCGTTTGGTTCCTCCTTGACTGCTTTCCAGCGTTCTTTGCGGCTACACGTTCCGCCAGCCGCATCACAAATGCTCTTGGATGAGCATCGTTCACATGGCCCAGCCTTAAAAAATTCTTTCATGTACATCGCGGTGGTCGATATGCTGTATCCGGTGGCCTGGGCTATCGTCTCCGGCCCATACCCGTCCAGCGCCATGCGCTCCAGCAAATCGCGGGACGGTTTTGGCTTTTTCGCCCTGGTATGTAGGAGGCAGCCAACTCTTTTGGGGTTGCAGTCCGGCAGCGGGCACTGTCCACAGATTGCCGCCTCCTCCGCGTCCCGCTCCGTGATATTGCGCTCCACGATCGGCTCCATCGCGTCCAGGCTGCGCCAGGGTGCCACCGCTCCGCTGATGCCGTAGGGGTCTGCGGTTATCAAAGCTCCATCACCTCCACCTGGATGCAACCGGCGTCATGAAACCCGGTGGTGATGGACTTCACATAGCGCGGGTTATCGTCTACGATGACCCAGCCCTTCATGGCGTCCTCCACGGCTTTTATGATGACCGCGTGATTGGAACAGTCTAGCCCATCGTCAAACAGGAACGTCAGGCTGACGGGGCGCTGGAACACGGCTCGGCGGACGTGGGCCCGCCGCATGGCGGCCAGGGTCAGCGCGTGAAGTTCGTCGGCGTCCTTCTTCCGCTGCGCCCAGTGCTTGCCGGAGTAGTAGGCGTTCAAGCCAAAGCGGCGGCAAAAGGCCGACTTGCCTTTTTTCGTGGGCGGGTATGGTATGTTAAATCTGATTGTTCCCATGTCCAAGCGCCTCCAGTGCCCGGTCCAGGGCTTTTACGATCTCGCCGTGATCATGGGCCAGGTCAGACCAGGTCTCCATAATGGCGCGATGCTTGTCTCTCAGGGCGGACAAAACATCCGCCGCCTTTTCGTCTGTCACTGATATCACCTCGCCGGTATAATCCGCCCCACCGCCCGGTAAAACGCCGCGTCACACGTTCCGGTACTGGCGTGCCGGTTTTTCGCCAAAATAATTTGCATATAGTCAGGCTCCCACGGGTCAGGCCGCTCCTGGTTGTAATAGCTGTTGCAGTGTAAAAAGATTACGCCATCCGCATCCTGCTCCAGTGCCCCGGTATCCCGCAGGTCGGAGAGCTGGGGCCGCTTGTCCTGCCGCTGTGCATTCTCCCGGTTGATCTGCGCCAGGCAGAGCAGCGGGACTTTGAGCTTCCGTGCCAACGCCTTGAGCTGCCCGGACACCTCGGTCATAGCCTCATAGCGGTTTTTAGCCCGCTCCTCTGTCCGGATCAGCCCGAAATAGTCCACCACTAGCAGCTTGAGCCCCTTAACCTTCCGGGCCATGTTGGCGATATCGTCCACGGTGGCGCGGGGCTTGCGGTTTGTGTAGACAGGTATCTGGGACACCTTCGAACTCCACTCCGCCGCACGGGCTCGCTCTTCGTCCCCAAGATTGCCCATCATGAGGGCGTCATAGGAAATCCCGGCGGCCCGCGACAGCCGTTTGGCGGCCAACTGCTCCTCATCCATTTCCAGGGAGACGAAGAGCACTGGCCCCCGCTGCTGGGCCACCTGATCCGCCACGGCCAGCCCGAAGGTGGTCTTGCCCATGCCGGGCCGGGCGGCCAGAATGTAAAATCCGCTGTTCAGCAGGCCGCCGCCCAGCAATCGGTCTAAGCTCCGGTAGCCCGTAGGGACGTAGCCGCCGGCACCGGCATCCACCCGCTCCCGGTGCCGGTAATAGGCCAGCAGAGTATCCCCGGAGGTAGCCAGCTCCCTTGCGGTGTCCTGGGCCTCAATGGCCTCCAGCTCCCGCTGAGCGGCGGAAATCAGCTCCCTGGGGGTTTCCTCCAGGGTAGATGCACGCCGCTCCAGTTCCTGCCCGAGGGCAACCAGGCTGCGCCGCATGGACGCCCGTCGGGTCTCTTCCGCGTAAATCCCGGCGTTGGCCGCTGTGTTGGTGGCCTGCATCAGCTCCATCATGTAGGCGTCGCTGACTGCGCCCCTGGCCTCCGCCCGGATGCTCACAGGGTCTACCGGCTCCTCACGCCGGTAAAGCTCAACCGCCGCCCGGAAAATCGCCCGGTTCGCCTCCAGCACGAAATCTGCCTCTGTCAAATGCTCCAGCACCTCGGGCAGGCAGGCATCGTCCAGCAGGATAGAGCCGCATACCGCGCTCTCCGCCTCCAGCGCGTCAATCGTCATAGACTACAACCTCCTGCCCATCCTCGTCCCGCTCCAGGTGATAGGCCCGTGGGCGGTATGTCTCCGTAGTGGCTGGCTGCTCCGCCCTCCGGCGGGCCTCCCAGGTTCGCACGGCGGCTTTCCAGTCTACAATGGGCCGCCCTGCGCCGTATTTCCACCCCCGCGCTGTGTAGAAGTCCACAAAGGCCTCCGGGTCTATGCCGTTCCCCCGTTCCTGGCAATAGGCGCGGACTTCTTCCACGCTTGGAGGAGAAAACCGTTTTGATTTCCCCCTGGAGAGGGGGGTAGGGGGAAGAGAACTATCGTTCTCTCCCTCTTCCTCTCCCTCTTCCTCTCCCTCTTCCTCTCTCTCCTTCTCTATCTCCCCCTCCTTGATGGATTGTTCCACGTTTGTTCCATTTTGTTTTTCGTTTGTTCCGATTTGTTCCTCGCTTGTTCCGCCTTTTTTCATTCGGCTTCTCGCTTTGTTCCGACCACTGTCCAGAGTGGGCTTTATCAAAGTGAAAACAGAAAGGGGGACGCCGGAAAGGGAAGGTGTCTCCTCATCCAGCGCATACCCGATGACCGACATGAGGACGGAAGTCTGGTCCCGCTTTGGCAGCGCCTTCAACGCTTCGTAATAACTGCGGTAGAAGGTAAACTGATCCCGCTTCATAAGGGTACACCCCCCTTAAAACGGGAGCTCGCCGTCCTCGTCGGCATCTTCAAAAGGGCCGGACGTTCTCGCCTTCCAAGTCACGGACTTCTGGACTTCCTCCTGCATCCATGTGGGGAGCAGCTTCAGCACCGCTTCGGCGTCCTCTGCATCCATGTCAAACTGGATCGGTTCGTTTTCCAGGGGCGGCACGTCCATACCCTTCATCGGCTTGGAGATACCGGCAATCTTGGAGTAGGTGCCGCCATTCTTGCTCTCTTGGTTGACCACGGTAAGTAAACAGGGGGCGTTGATCATATTCGCCAAATCGAACCCGGCCAGATCTTCCTGGGTAAAGGGCTTACCGCGCCAGGCGTCCAGATCATGGCGCAGGGTGGACTTCTCATGGAGTGAGGCGGTGTAAGGCTTGCTAAGCCAGCGGGGCTTGTCCTCACCGTCCACCTGTACGCGCTCCGTGGGCAGCTCAAAAATAAGCCGCACCTTTTCTTGATCCTTGTTGTTAAAGTCGTTGTGCTGGATGCCCAGATCGACCACGCCCACGCAGCGGGACGGATACGCTCCTGGCTCAATGGGGGCGCTGCCGCCGCCCTTGGTCTCCTTAACTGTCAAACTCATGCTGCTTGTCCTCCTTATCAAATGTAATCGGGCACTCGTTCCCTATCCCGTCAAATGGATAGGGCAGGAACTCGCCGGTGAGGGCGCATTGGTGGCGCTTGAGGCCCTCCCGGTATTGAATATAGGGGCACCACTGGCAGACTGTCATGCCGTTAAGCTAAGGAAAGTAAACTTTGACTTCTGCCTTTCCGGTGGTATAGTAAGAAACACAATTTACTTTCATGTAATCGCCCCCTTTTCAACCCATTTATATAAGGTTCTTTTATTAACATGAAGAATAGACGCAGCTTCTTGCACAGTGATTTCTTTCCCGTTTATATGGACCCGGATTTTCTTACGGCGATTGGATGCTTGTGCCCGCAACTCCACCCATCTGCAATTTTCTGGCGAATATCCCTTCTCGTTGTCGATTCTGTCTATGGACGCTCCGTCAAAGTAACTCGCCCCCATATCGGACTTAAAGTTTTCGTAGTTTTTCCATCTCGCGCAGACAGAAATACCACGTCCACCATAGAGTGGGTATGATTCTCGCTTTGGATTTGTACAGCGTTGAAGCATTCCGGCCCAAATGCCGTACATTCGAGTTCTGCTGTCTCCGTGTGTTTTACAGGGCGCAGGATAGAACCTTTTCAGCATCTTCATTTGTGCCTTAGATTGCTCCAACTGGAGACACCCACAAGATTTAACCCGGCCGCCCCTTAATTGGCTCCCGGTTGCATAAGTGGTATTCCCGCAATCGCAGATGCACTCCCAAACTTTTTCGCCATGATGTCCGCTCCCAGCCATTCGGATCACAGTAAGCCGATTAAACTTCATCCCGGTGATATCAATGACTTTTGCCATCATTCGTACCGCTCCACTTCCAGCCCCATCTCCAACGCCACCTGCTCCGGGCAGTCTCGTAGGGCCTTGTTGACCGCGGCCCGGAAGCAGTCCGGGCAGAGCCACCACCCCTCCCACTGAAACCGTGCCTCGCCGTGGTAGACCTCCTGGCGGCACTTCTCGCAATAAGCAGATGCCGGAGTCGTCTGGCTGTCATACAATGGGATGTGCATTACAGCTCCTCCTTCTCCAGTCCGTTTCCCTGGATTTCGATATAAGAACGGTACATAGATCCGCTTTGCTTCTCCTTTCCTATGGAAACTACATAGCCCAGCTTAAGAAGAAGCGTACCAAGGTCAAGCCAGTCCTGATTGGACATATTTCCATTGCGCTTTTGATACAATTTCATTTGACTTTCCTTTCTAATCGTCATAAAATGTAAATAAACAAATGTTTCCCTTGCCGCCCTCCGGTCTCGCACACCGGGGAGCGGCGCTTTTTATTCGTAAATAACGGCTTCCGCCCGTGTAATAAAATGATGAATGCCAGTAGAGCACTCGTTCCAGCGGTCATCATCAAAATCAGACACTTCAACGGTTTCGCCTATGGCATAAACAAAGTTCGGATCAAAATTACTCCTTACTTGGTCACCCCCAGGATTCCCGTTGATATCTGTGATACTCAATACCTTGGCCTTACCGGCGCGGCATTTTCGGCTAGTAGCGGAGGAGCGTCGTGCATCTGCGGGGATTTCCAACTCCACAACAAGGTCACCCGCCTTTTTGTAGCCGATATAAGAGCCGGATTCCGGACATTGCAACGGATAGAACGCCGTATAAATATCCCACATCATTTGATCTATAGACGCACCGCTCAAGTCGGCACCGCTCAGGTTGGCACCGAGCAGGTTGGCACCGCTCAGGTCGGCATCGAACAGGTCGGCACCGCTCAGGTCGGCACCGCTCAGGTTGGCACCGAACAGGTTGGCACCGAGCAGGTTGGCACCGAACAGGTTGGCACGGCTGCCACCCTCTCCATTCAGCCAAAGGAGATGCTCGTCCAAAATCTTTTTTAAGTCCATTTTGCTTCCTCCTTAATCGGGGATCGTAATGACCGCCCACACATCGTCGATGCTCTCCGCGCCCTCCAGGCCGGTGATCTGGATGGTGAGCGGGCCAGTGGGCGTGGGGGACGGGGTGGTGGTTGCCGCCGGGGTCTCAATGGCCGGTTGCTCCGGATCCTGGTTCCAGACAATTTCGATCAGTGCAACCAGCGCCAACAAAAAGAACAGGTATACGGTAGTCACGATCAGTTGCTTTTTCATAGGCTCGCTGCCACCAGAATAGCCAGCACCAGCGCCGCTCCGGCAACCACCGCCAGTTGTACCCGCTGGGCCACCGCCTGCGCCTGCTGTACCCGGCGGCGGTAGGCCCGGTAGCTGTACGCCTTTGCGCGCCTGTCGCGCTCGGTTTGTGCTCCCATAATTTTCACTCTCTTTCATTAGTTGAAAAGCTCTGTCTTGAAATCGCTCATTTCGCTTTGAATGGTGCTCGCCACCGCCGTCCGTATCATGTGTACGATGGTTTCGTAGTCAAAGCACGGTACGCCATCTCGCTTGTACTTAACCAGCCCGCCGGGGCTGATCTTGTATGTAAGCGCCTTGTCCTTGACCGCAATCCCGAAGGTTGCCCGGCCCTCTCTGAGCGCCAGCCTTACCGTCTGTTCCGGCCAGTCTAAATACCGGGCCGCAACGTCCACTGGAACATTGTCATACGCTAGTATCTCAGCGTCCGTTGGGATCGGCGGCCGCGCTCTGGTTCTTGGCCTCATCGTTTTCGCCTCCCTTCTCCCCGTGGAGCCGCTCATGCTCATCCCAAGTCATCCCATAGTAAGCCCGGCATAGGTCGTCCATGACGCGGCGTGCATTTGCGAAACGGTTCTCAATCTCCCGCTTCGTGCTAGTCTCGTTGAGCTGCCCATCTTTGGTCATAAAAAATCCTCCAATCTTGCCAGAGGCCGGAGGATGTGATATACTGTCTCCGATACCTCGTGGCCGTATCACGTGGTGTCATGCCCTGGTCGGTGCGTCACCACTGGCCGGGGCGCTTTTTGTTGTGCTTCTTTAAACTTATGAAACGAAGAAATGCATTGCTATCCAAAAAATCGTTATTGCGGAAAGCACAGAAACCGTTGTCGCATTTATTTCCTCATCAAAGAACCAACAAATAAATATGTACCCTGCTTCAAGCGCCGCAAAAGCTAAAGCTATCCATTGGAACATCCCCGGCCCCCACTTTCGTAATCGAAGTATTTGTTTCCAAAGATATCTATCGTATAGTTCTTAGCAATTTCATCTTGATTCCGCTGGCTTTGTAGTGTAAGTACGAGGTCAGCAATTTCTTTAGAATCAGCCTCAATGATGATCTTCACCCCACTTACCTCCTTCCCCGCCCCGTCAGGGGCGGGGCAGTGTTCCGGGCTGGCCGGTCTGGATAGGGAAAATATGTTCCTGTCTCAGAATTTTTCTTCCCGCATATTGTGTGGAACAAATTTTCTATACAATATCTTGATATTTGTCGTATAATACGCTATAATTGTAGCGGAAGAGGCAACTGTATCTTGCCCTCTATTCTCGAAGAAGGGAGGTTCCGCCGTGCCTAAACCGTTGTATAAGCCTGGAGAAGACAATAAGCCTCGTGGTGAGTATGTGGAGGTCGGTCCTCGTGGTGGTCAAGTCCATGATCCTCGGCAGGTAACTATTGACCCCGGTGATCGTCTGCCACCCACTCAGAAGCCGGGTAACAAATGGACTCCTAAAAAGTGATTTCTCCTGTTAGAGGATCTTTGCTATTTGCAAGGATCCTCTATCTTTGTTTTTACCCGCCAGAGGCAAAAGCTCCTCCCGAATAGGTTAAGCTGTAACCACGCCTCAGCATACATAGTTCCATTCTCATGGTACTTTGTGATGTAGTGATGCATAAAACCACTTCCTTTCACTCTTTTATGTAACTTTGATCTGGACGAAAAAACAGGTATTTGACATCCAAATCAGGGAACAGAGAATGCTGGATATTGAACGCTTCAACTATGCTAAGCGGAGACTTGGCAGAAAGTTTCCTAGATAGCGTATCTCTATTAAATCCGCATGTCGCCGCAATATCCCCGATTCCAAGATTTTTCCGCCCCATCTCCGCTCTAAGGTTTGGAAAAGCAATATTGTCTTTCTTTGCCACGAAAACACCCCCTTTCCCGGCTCCGCCCCGTCAGGGGCGGGCATCTTTTTCTCCATTGGTGCTATCTTTCTTCTTGCGTTTCCGTGCGGGCCTGTCCCGCCGCCCCTCAGCATATCCAGCGATATAGAGGAGCGCTTCTTTGGGGAGAAGGGCCAGGTTGTCGGCAATACTCTGGGCATCGGCCAGGTTTTCCAAATTCACATGCATAGTTTCACCTCCTGACAAGCTTTCAACCTGGTACAATAATATATCAACCAAGTTTAAATGTCAAGCATTTATTTCAACCCAGTTGAATTTTTCTCTTGCATTTTGATTATCTCCATGATATACTTCGTTGTACAGAGTAGGAGGTGTAAATAGTGAAAACCATAGCTGAGCGAATTATGGAAGTGGTTGAAGAAAAGGGCGGAAACAAAAGTGATTTTGCCCGTAAAATTAACGTTACTCCAGCATACATTTCCAAATTAGGAAAAGATCCAAACTGCATTCCTAGCGATCGCACCATTGCCGACATCTGCCGTGAATTTAACATCTCCGAGCTCTGGCTGCGTACCGGAGAAGGAGATCCCCATATCCAGAGGGACGAGGACGAGGAGTTCCTCGAAGTCATGGAGCAGATCCACATGTCTGATGATGATCTGATTAAGCGGATTATTAAGGCATATTGGTTTATGGAGGACGACGAAAAAGCCGCCATCAGAAAACTGATAGACGGCTTTACAAAAAAATAAGGCCCCGGTTTCCCGGAGCCTTTTTATCACTTATTATGTAGTTTTTCGAGGACGAGGGCGCGCGTAAGGAGCGATTTCAAATAAGTTTCATTTTTGTTCCGCTCCATGACAAGTTCAATTTCTTTTTTAAGCATTTCAACTTTTTCTCCATTTGGCGTCATTTCGCGCCCTCCTCCCAATTTGTACCTTACCAATATTTTGGTCTGGAATTTTGCTCCCCTTGTTTATTATTATAGAACGCTAGTTCTATTTAAGCAATATGTGTTATCACCAAATTGTGGCAGCTTATTTTCTATATGCGAAGAGATTGCTTCGTTGGAAAAGAACGGATTATTGGACTGTGTTTATGATATGGTACATCAACCTACGATCAGAGGTCTGTAAAATAGAGAGGAGAATGAGATATGGAAAATGAAGCTATCAACGGGACTAACCCAGAAGTCGGCCAGACCACTCCACCCGAATCGCCCAAAAAGTTTTGTAAATATTGTGGCGAGCGCATCGACATTGACTGTGTTGTTTGCCCTAAGTGCGGAAAACAAATCGAGGCGCTCAGGCAAGACCCGTCTCAGGTAATTATCAATAACAATGGAAGCGATTACCCCTATAAGAGTAAAACCGTCGCTCTGCTCCTGTCTATTTTCGTTGGCGGTCTTGGGATACACCGCTTTTATGTCGGGAAACTCGGAACCGGAATTATCTGGTTGTTGACTGCTGGTTGTCTTGGAGTCGGCTGGATTATCGACATCATTATGATCGCCGTAGGCAGTTTCCGGGACAAGGCGGGCATGCCGTTGCAGTAAATAGAAAGGGTAGATATAGTATGCTGGATGAAAAAGATTTGCAGGCAATCGCACAGTTGATGGAGAAGCAGAAACAAGACATCATGTCTGAAACGAAGGGCTTGTTGGCACAGCAAAAACAGGACATCATGCACGATGTAAAGGTTTTATTGGACACGGAGGTCACAACCCGGTTTAACCTTCTGGCCGAGGGGCAACAGGCTATCATGGACGCCATCACGCCAAAGAGTGAAATCGAAGAACTGCGAAACGAAGTATCCGTGCTTAAGCTGGCGATCCGCACCATGAATCAGGAAATCGCCGAACTAAAAAAAGCGCAATAAAAATACCGCCCCCGGTGCTACCAACACCAGGGACGGCTCACATAGGGGTGATAAGGTTTGGCGGCCATATCACCCCTTTATTTTACCAGAATAGGGGGAAAAGTCAATGAGAAGAGCGAACGGAACCGGAAGTATTGTAAATCTTGGCCCGAATCGCAGAAACCGATACGCCGTCAGGGTGTCGTATTTGGAGCGGCCCGGACTGTGGAAACAAAAGTATTTATCCTACCACAGAACCGCCAAAGAAGCACAGGGGGCCCTCGACAAATATTTGGCATCTAATATCCCGGCAAAGTCACTCGCCGTTACCTGGGGAGACGTATACAATCAGTGGTCTGCCAAAAAGTATGCAAAGGCAGGAGCCGCCTCTATCGCCAGCTATAAGGCTTCTTGGGGCCGTCTGTGTTCCCTGGAGGGGAAGGAGATATCAAAGATAACGGTAGATGATTTACAGGCAGTCATCGACAAAGATGAAACTGCTGGACTGTCACAGTCCAGTATAAATAACGACAAACTGTTGATGAAAGCTCTTTTTAAGCACGCAATGGAACGTGATCTTGTTGCAAAAGATTATTCACAGTTTGTCGAGGTGCCCATCGTTGGAGCAAAAGTGGAGAAAGGCGCCTTTGATGATATCACTATGAGGAAGATTGAGAAATTAGCGTCCTCTGGATTCCCTTGGGCCGATACCGTACTAATGCTATGTTATACTGGATTCCGAGTATCTGAGTTTTTGGGGCTCACCAGATTTTCCTATCATCCAGATGGGAACTATTTGCAGGGCGGACTAAAAACACAGGCCGGGAAAAATCGGATTGTCCCGGTACACCCTAAAATCATGCCATATCTGACCAAGTGGCTGTCCAGGGACGGTAAAACTATTATCTGTGATGACGACGGTAATGCAATACCGGCACGCAAATACCGGGCCCTCTTCTCTGGAGTCATGGAAGAATTAGGGGCACTTGGTGCTACCCCTCATTGGTGCAGGCATACAGCCGCATCTCGAATGAGGATGGCTGGGGTGGACGAAGTCGCTATAAAGCGTATCTTAGGACATTCTGATGGAGATGTTACCGAGCATTATACGCACGTAGATGTTTCGTTTTTGGCTAAAGAGCTACAGAAGGTTTCCTAAGTATTTGTAACTTTCTTTTTAAATATGTGCAAATAGAACAATACATCAAAAGTTCTGAAAAGTTATTATTGATTGCACACTTCATTAACAATTTGATTGCTTTTGGTTCTTTGATAACATGAAATCTTAAACGCTTTGTAATTCGCAGTGAAAAGAAAGCTAGTGATTGCAATTGTTACAAGATTTTTTGTAGCTAGTATGTAGCTAGTTCGTAACTTTCGGTGTAAATATGTGCAAATAGCAAAACGATAGAAAAGTTCAAAAATAGAGGGCGGAGGCTATTGCCCCCGCCCCTTGTTTAGCCCCTCACGATGTACTCGTAGTAGCGGGCCAGTTTGTCCTCCGGTGCGTCCTTATCACACAGGAACGATTTTGCCATGTCGGCGTAAAAATCAATCTTATCGCCAACACCGTGTTTCTTGGCTACCTTAACGTAGTCACTATAGACCATGTTGAGGGCCGCCCAGAACTGGACAGGGTCGCACTCAATCCCACGCTGGGCCATGACCTGTTTGGCCTGCTCCAGCGTCCAGTGAGCGCCGTGGGTGCCGTCCTCGTTGTCCATATGCTTAGACCATTCATCGGCCATCTCCTTCGTGAAAGGGATATAGCCGGAAGCAGCCCCATAACCTGTCATGCGTTCTCCACCTTTTCTGTACGCCATCTCGTCCATGCGGTAGTCATGGTCAAACTCTCTCGGAGTTCTCATTTCTCCTTCTCCAGAGATAGCGAATCCGATTTTGTTCATTGGCCGATTCATCTCCCGTCGCTCTGTGTATGCGCTCCCATCCTCCCGATAGACCGGTGGGACGTAGGGGTAGCCGTAGTGAGACTGAGGGCCGTACATCCGGTCATCCCAGTAGCGGCTATCTACCCACATGCCACCATCGTTGCGTGGGGCAAAGCGCCCATCAGAGTAGCGACGATAGCCCCGATCCTCCGGCTCCATCATCTCAGAGCGCGGTGCATAACGGCCATTGTCGTAGTGTTCCCGGCCACGGCGGTCGCGCAATTTGTCCTCGGGCTCCCGGTCATAACGGCGGTCATCCTTGCGTCCGCCGGACATGAGCATCATCCGAGTAGATCGTTTCATTTTGACCCCTCCTTACGCCGTAGGGGCGGGTGCAGCACCGCCGTCAATACTGGCAAGATTGTTACTGGGAGAGCAGCAGGGATGCCCCAGCATGCGGAACGATCCGCCGGTGGGGGTAGTCACCACACAGACGGAGTAGCGGGTGCGAGTACGGATGCCGCAGGCAGTCACCTGCGCGCAGTTACGCTTGGTAAGGGGATATAGCTCTGTCCCCGTACCAATAGTAATGTACACAGGTGCATTGATGGTAGTTGTGGCCGGGATGGACTGAGATACCACAATGCAATACTTTCCGCCGTTGTTGTAGGCGCCGGCAGGCAGATTGATTTCGAGATTCCCGCCGGTAAAGGTGACCGCCTGGCTTAGAACCAGGTTGTCGCACAGTCGGCAAACAGGCTTACAAGACATAAAATACCTCCAAAAATCAGGGGCGGCAGACACTTAGCCCGCCGCCCCGAAATAGTCACGGCAAAGCCGGAAGGTCAACTTACGAGGAAACCTCGTAAGTTTAGCAGCCACAGCCGCAGCCGCTGCTGTAGGTCCCGCAATAGGGATAGGGGGCGGGCACTTGGTAAGCGGGTACGGGCATGGGGTTGATGCGCCGAATCAGCTCAGAGGTCTGAGCGTCAGACATGGCAGCAAGATAAGAGTTCTGTGCGGTCTGGCTGGCCTGGAACTTCAACGCCTGATTCTCAGACTGGAGGGAGGCGATCTTATCCTGAGTCAAGAAATTCAGGATTTCACGAGTACCAGCGTTCTGGCTGTCAATGATATCTCGTGTGCTATTCTGGATGGTATTCTGGATGGCGCAGGTGTTGGTCGCCATGTTGTAGTTCACGCCGTCGATAGCGCGCTGGGTCTGGCAGCAGCAGTCCTGTGCCTGAGCGGCCATGTTGCACATCTGAGACTGGACGCCGTTGAAGCCCTGGAGAAGTGCCACATTGGTGTTGTTGAAGCCGCTGGTGATGCTGTTATTCAGCGCATAGGTGCTGTCACAGATGCCCTGCTGGATAGCAGAGATGCCGCGCTCCACACCATTGAAGGCAATGGCCTCATTGACATCGGCACGGGTAGCTAGGCCCTGGAGGCCGGGATCGGTGCTGGCACCGCCACCGCCGAAACCACCGAAGCCGCCGCGGCCCCAGCCAAAAATCATGGCGAAGATGATGATAGCCCACCAGCCGTCACCACCCCAAAAGCCGCCATTGTTACAGTTGCCGCCGTTGGAGTCGGAGCCAAGAGCATAGCCAGTCGCAAAATCGTTATCCATTGTATATACTCCTTTGTCAGTTATTACATCGGGGCCGTACGCTCCCCGGATGTTCCCAAAGAGCGGTTTTTATCAAGACCCGAAAACTGATAAAGTGCTTTATTTACTTAGGCAATGTAAATCCCATTTGCTGGGCCATCTGATTCAGATCCACACCACGCTCTTTTGCCATGTTCTCCGCGATCTGGCGAAGCTGTTGCGGGTTTTTCCCTTGAATGAGCCGCATAGCTTGGGCAGCCTGTGGATTCTGGCCAGCCATCTGTTGGAGCATTTGCATGGGATTCCCGCCGTTCCGCGCCATCTGTAGCATGGCCATCATGGGATTATTCATCGGAGGCATCATTCTTTTTCCCTGCCTTTCCGCCAGACGTGGGCTTTTTCAGCCGCTCTATTTCGTCTTTCAAATTGTTGATGGTGTCCTTCATGTCCATAAATTCATCCAGCGGTGCGAAAGCCGGGGCCGGATTCTCTATCTGCTGGTCTCTTGCCTCCTGTTGGCCGTGAAACTCAAACACATCAGCAGCTCCGGTATTGGTATTGAAGCGTTTCATATAGACCACATTATGAGCGAGGTCGGGGAAAAACATGGGAGCACCCATGAAGTCAACCGGGACCCCCAGCGCTTCTTCTCTAGAGGCCACAGGACGGCAAAAAAAGGCAGGCTGTGTGTTTACATTTCCCTGTGCCTGAATGGCCTGTGACGGTTGCTGAGCAGGCTGCTGGGGCTGATATACTTGTGGAGCCGGAGCAAACGGGGTAACAGGATTGTAGGCCCCATAAGCCGGGTAGGTGTAATTAGGAAACGCCATACTGACGCGCCTCCTTCCCCGCCTCCAATGCGGTTACGTAATCCTCTAGGCCCTCGTCATCTCCCTGTGCCATGTACCACATCGCTGTTTCGGCGGCACAATCGCGGGACATGCCAGCGGCCACCATCCTCTCGATTAGAGTCATATCCAACACGTCCTTATCCATAAAAATTAAGGAGTCCGTGAGGAGGGCGGCGACGTGTACCAACCCTGTATCCTCACGTCCTCCATGTCTATATTGTCGCATAAAATACCCCCGGCTGGGTTCGGTTCCAGTCGGGGGTATGTACGTCTTATGTACGGATTGTGTATAGCTTGGTTGCAACGTCGGATACGCGGGGCAAGATGTTCTTAATGTGGTCGCTTACCGTTGCCCTACGCCATCCAAGCTCTGCCGCAATATCCATCTGCGGCCATTTCTCGATAATGTACCGGCGGGCTATCAACTCATCGTCTCGATACAACGCGGCCTCTTTGATGGCAGTTTCAAGCTCAGAGCGCAAGAGCTTATCTAATGGTTCTGGTAGTTTCACCCTTGCGCTCATTCAGTCACGTCCCTTCTTCCGGCGGCTCTGTGGGCAGTTGTTTCAGGGCCTCGACCAGCTTTGCCGCCATGCCATTCCCACCCAACTCCTTGTAGGCATTGTACATGTCCAGCACGTTCTCCATCCCATAAATCGGGATATAGCGTTGCTCGGAGTAGTGGTTGTACTCGGCAATGATTTCACGTCTTAGCAGAGCCTGTACCCCATTCATAAGGGCATCGCTCTTCTGATTGTTCGCTTTGATGCGTTTCCGCTCCCGCGCGGCGACCGTCTCGATGATCGCCACCAGAACCACGGCAGCCCCGGAAATCAGTGGGCCTACCCACTCCATGGGCATCAGCCCTCCTTAGTCAACTGCTTATAGACCTGATTGATACCAGTGGCCGCAAGTCCGCTCACAATGCCGACAGCGGCGGCGGTCAAATAGTCCGAAGCCGGGAACTCGGGCATGATAAACATGCCGAGGATGCCCAGCACCGCACCAAACGCACCGCAGATGATGGGAATCCACTTGTTGTCCAAGCCGGTGGCCTTAACCACCTGGCCGACGAGGAAGCAGATCACAGTGATGACTGCTACTCCGGTGATACCCAAAGAAGAAATGTCCATAATATGTACCTCCATCAAATCAGATTCAGCCGATCCAGCACCACGGCCAGCTCCTGCCGGGTCATATTGTCACGGGGACGGGTGCCGTCCAGCACGCCCTTGTCTTTGGCTTTCTGCCACGCCTCAGCGGACCAGGCGTCCGGGGTATCTGCGTTGTCCTCTCCTGGATCGGCCTGCCACGCGACGCCCAGGAACTCACAGATGCCCTTTGCGGTGGCCTCGGCCAGCTTGTCCCGGTACTTGCTATCCTTGAGATACTCCGTGTCCGTCTTATTGGTATGAAAGCCGTACTCAATGAGTGCGGCGGGGGCGTCCGTCTTGGCGAGCACGGTATACATCTCATGCTTGATAGGTTCATTTCTCAGGGAAACCCCGGCGGCGTGGAAGGCGTTGACCAGGTCGGAGGCCAGCACATTGCGGGAGGCCGTCATAGGCCCTGCGCTGGTGTATGCCTCCAGGCCGGACGCGCTCGACCAGCCTCCCTCCCCGGCGGCGTTGGTGTGGATGCTCACAAAGCAATCCGGCTTTGCTTTGTTGCTGATGTTGGCCCGCTCCGTCAGGCTGGGGTAATTGTCCGCCGTCTTGGTGAGCACCACGCCCACCCCTTGGGCCTCCAGAAGCGGTTTGATACGCTGAGCCATGTCCCAGGTAAACTCCCACTCTTTGTAGGTGCCGTCCGGGGATCCGTTGACGTTGCCCGGCCCGTGCCCAGGGTCTAGGCATACAGTGTGCTTGCTCATAGGCTTGTCCTCCTCTTCCGGCGGCGTCTGCTCCGCCTGCTTGAGATACACGCAAATCCAGTTATGCACCTTGCGGCTGGCGGTAATGCGCTCGCCGCCAAAATCACACTGGCTGGAGCCGCCCCCGTCTAGCATGACGGCGGAGGCCCAGCCCAGCCCGGCCAGCTCGTCCCGCAGCTCCTCTGGCGTGGCCACGTCTCCTGTTCCGTCGCCAGAGCAGTAGAGGGCCAGACTGCCACCACGCAGACCGATGGCGCTGCGCCCCCGCCAGCTCCCCTGGGCGAAGCCGTAGGAGGGCTTTTCCACCGGCTTGCCAGAGACAATGAGGGCGGTCACCGCGATAAAGTTGGCCGCCCCCTCGTACCCGGAGGTCATGCGGATGTCTGGGCCCTTGTCCCAGGCGTAGCCCACCGCCCGCCAGGGCGTGCCGGAGAGCATCACCCCGCCCGCTTTGAGCAGCGGGCAGGGGGTGCCATCCGGGTTCCACATGCCGCCATTCAACACATAGTGGGCACCAGTCTCTTCCTTGACCTGGGAAAGTGTCTTACGGCAGTTGGTGACTCTCAGCTCAATCCGCTCCACAGAGGAGAGCGGGACGTATGTAATGAGCTTACTCGTTGGTTATCGCTCCTTTCTATTGATGTTGTTTGCCATGATAATACTCCTTTTGTGTTGTCATGTCGGATCTTACTTGTGTTTGATTGTGTTCGTTGATATAATTGCCTCGCAGAGTTATACCCTTTAAGGAGGTTCCTATGAATATCGTTGTGATCTGCTCCAAGTGCGGAGCTGCGTGCCCATCCACATGGGTCAATGGTCAGAGGGAGTGGCTGTGGGAGGACCAGAAGTGCGAGAAGTGCGGCGCAGAGGCTTGGGCTGCACACGACCCCAACCGTGATTGGCGCACCGGGAAGCCGCTGGAAGCACCCTCCCGCTTTGCTCCAAAGGATTGACCTCTGCCGCCCAGACAGGGCGGCTTTCTATTTGGTCAGTTGAACGGCCAGCTCTTGGTACTCCTCGGGGGTGAGTCGGTCGGCGGCCAGGTAGACATCCATCTTGTCCTGGAGGCCGTCGGTGCGGCCCCGGTCAATGAGCAGCTTGCAGAGGTTGTATACGGTTGTCATAGTGTCTCCTTTCTCAGATGGTGGCGGTGGTGGTCAGCTCCAACATACAAAGTCGTTCTTCGTGCTCGGCCAGCATGTCCAGAGTGATGTCCTCTTCCGAGGGCGGCTTTGGCTCCGGATCCGGCGGTTCGGGCCGCTCGGTGGGGGTGATGCCCACCAGCTTGCCCTCCTCAATCTGGAGGTCACACCAGCCGTAGGTCGCCCACACCGCGTCATGGAGGTGGGCGGGTACCTCTATGTAGCCCTCCAGCCAGCAGGCGCGCCGCCCGCTCTGGCTCTGGATCGGGTGCTGGCCGGTTTCCAGCGGGTCAATTTGGATGATGGTCATGCTTCACACTCCTCAGAAAATGGCCGTATAATAATAGGTTCTTCCTTTTTGGTTCGCCTGTTTTGCCTCGCTGTCGTTATACCAGGAGAGCGTATTCCCAGACAAAGAAAAAATTTTCGTTCCCTGTGCAGTTCCTCCTATATTTCCAACCCATGTAAAGCCATAATTATCCCCTCCGGCGTAATCCGAAAATTCTTGTACACAAACGACCATTTTTGGCGGCTGCGGGAAGGTCAAACTATTGGGATTGTCCCGTCCGTACGCCCCCGTCCCCACATAGCTCCCCAAAATAACCCTCGACCCCGCGTGCTCGTCCACGTACTGCTTATTTGCGGCACTATTGGATGCCGTTGGCGCGGACAACCCCATCAGCTCAACTGTTCCGCCAATCGAGCCGCCACTGGACCCGCCGGAAGCATTAGCCACCAATTCAAGCCGACTTGCAGATGAGGGAGATAGTTCTATCGAATTGCTGCCATAGCCAAATTCAATCCCTGATCTAATTTCGAGAACGCCCTCAACTGTTCCTCCGCTCAGCGGCAGGAATGGAGCACTTTGCATACCAGCCAGAGCGGTGTTAAACTCCTCTTCGGTTCCGGTATATCCTTTCTCTTTTGCCGCCTGATAGGCGGATTTTCCAGGTGCACCATCCTTGCCGTCTGCTCCTGGAGCTCCGTCCTTACCGGGCAGGCCGAGACCGGCAACTTTTTTCCCGTTTACAATGATAGCCATGTGCTACACCTCCACCCATTGCCACATGCCGGGGCTGTCGGGCGGCCATGTGCAGGGAATCATGTCCCCGCCCTCGGCCACCTTGTAGACCTTGCCATTGTAGCTGTAGTGCTTGCCCGCATAACAGTCCATGCCGTACACCCACGGGATGGGGTCGTCCGCTGTGCCAGCGTGCTCGCGGTCAATAGGCCGGTAGATGGCGAGCATGCCGTCGTCGTGCGGGGGCATCTCCTCTTGAGGAGTTACCGCCTGCACCACCCGGTAGAGCTGGCCGCCGTCGTTGAGGATACGGCCCGCCGGGAGCTCCTCTCCGGCTTCTAGAACCGCCTCCCACGTGGGAAACAGGTCGGGCATGTCCAGTGCGTAGGTGTCCGGTATGGCCGTGCTGGTGGCCGCGTAGGCCCTCATAGCGGCGGCGTACTGTGACTGCATGCTCGGCTCTGACGGTTGGGGGGCTGGCTCTGGAACCGGCTTGTTGGTCAGGGTCAGCAGCGTACCAGCGTAGGTCTGCCGGGTATAGTTCCCTGCATCATCCTCTGACAGCAAGAAACCATCATCTCTGTACATCTGGATTTTGCCTGTCACCTCTCCGGGGGCTGGCGTGACCGAAAGATATTTGATGGTATCCTCTGTCACCACCCGGCGGGAGACACTGTATTGCTTTTCGCCGATTTTTAAGTACATGTTACCTCCTAGAAGCAGAAGCTGAAGGGCACGCCGCCCGAGGTGCTGGCAGAACCCCAGGCGGAGTCCCCGCTGCTGATGACTGCGCAAAACCGCGCACTGTCATTGGAATACGGAGAACGGTCCCACCACCAGGACGCACTTCCGGAGAGATTTTTCACCTTACTGTTGCCCGCCTTGTAGTAATCATACTGTGTGCCCTCTCCCGCGAAAGAGTATTTGGTATATCCAAAAACCTCGACTTCAGATGGAAAGAATAAGTCATCACTGGTGGTCACAATGATTGAGCTCTGATTCCCTGCGCTGGTCAGTTTATTAACTGCTCTTATCCCAGCCTGCACCTCCGCCGGAAGCAGGGCTTTCAACGCGGGCATGGTCTGCGTCCTCATCTGGCAATCCCGCCAGCCGCCCGCATTGGTGTTGCTGCTGTTCATCTGGTAGGTGGTATCGTAGCAGTCGTGCATCTGGAAGGTCAGCGGCGCTTTGCCCGTCCCGTCTGACAGATCATCGTGGTCCTTTCCGATGATGTCGATACGGTATGCCTTGCCGCCGATGTCCATGTCCTTGTAGCAGGTGCCATCAGCTACCCAGGTGTCCGGAACCTCATTGGCGTGGCATGCATCGATGATAGCGGCCCAGTCATTGTTTGCAAACACAGGGTCATATGTTTTGTTGGAGGGAGCCGCCCTCGACGTGAAGAACACCATCAGGCCGACACCTCCTTTTTGGTAAATTGGAAGTCGTAAGGGAGGATTAAGGCGGAGCGGATACCGTAGGAATTATAGGAATAGCCATTACCATAACCTCCATCAACGGAGATGTACCAATTACCAGCATTATTCGCATTTGATGGAGAACGTGTCCAGTAAAGCTCATTCGTCATGTTGAATTTCGCAATTCTTTTGCTCCTAGCATCAGCGCCATCACCATCAATAAAGTAAGATAGTTTTGCTCCATCTATTGGGATGTATGAGGACAGGCTGTTATTTAATCCAATTTCATATCCGCTTATTGGGAATACTCGGCATTGCAGACCGTTTTCTCCGCTGTTAACTGTAGCAGAACCATTCCCAACACAATATGGCACTTTCACCGTTTTAATGGCTGCTTGAACTGGCAAATCGTAGTCCTTCATATATCCAGACATAGTGCTCAAAATGCTGGAACCAGGAAGCGCATTTCCTCCACCAGAGTTAAACGGTCCCATCTCACGGATGTCCTTCCGTAGCAACCATGTCCCTTCGCAGGACGCATCATAAAGCGGGCTGTCCTCCGGTATCCCCTGGTTAACCACCAGATAGTCCACCGGGGTTCCTTTCTCGTTGAGCCGCACAATCGTCCCAACCTCAAGATCACCCGCAGAAATACCGCTTGAAGCAGGAGCGAAAAAGCGCGATACATATACCATCAGGACACCTCTGATTTTAGGAATTTAAAGTCGTAAGGGAGGATTAAGGCGGGGCGGACGCCGCAGGAGTTTCTCGCGAACCAACTGACATAGCCGCCATCAGAGTTCACATGCCACACGCCGTTGGAACCGCTGGTGTACGGGGAGCGGAGCCACCATTTGGTGGGGCTTCCATCCAGCTCCGCAATACGCTTTGCGTCCGTATCAGCCGTCCCTTGGAAGTAGCTCAAGGCCGCACCGTCCACCGGGAAATACTGATTGGTGTTAATAGCCCATCCAACCTCGTAGACGGACAACAGAAAAATCTTGCAGGAGAGGCCACCAGCCCCAGCATAGTTCGTGCCTCCTGATCCACCATTCCCCCGGTATGGTATCTTGACCTGTTTGATAGCCCCCGCCACCTTAGCATCGTATCGACTCATCCACTCCCCGTTTAAATAGGCTTGGATATCAGAGGTTTCCAGGACATTGGAGTTGCCACTGTCCCAAGCACGGTTTTCTGCAATATTCTTTCTTAGCAACCATGTCCCCTCACACGATGCATCATATAGATTGGACGGTATGCTCTGATGTACTGCCAGATAGTCAATCGGGACCCCGCTTTCATTCAGATGTACTACCTGTCCTATCTCCAAATCACCAGCAGAGATCCCCATATCCCCAGTTGGGCCGCCCCTATGCAAGAACACCATCATCCCACCCCCACATTGATCGGGATGTTGACGGCCGGGGCCTCTGCCGCGTAAAAGGTCAGTGTCCCAGCACCCTGCACGGCGTTCTGCGCTGATGGCCCCATCCAGGCGTTCAGCGCCTCTGCGTCCGCGTCCAAATCTGTACCACTCAGCGCTACGTCTACACTCACTACCGCTGTGTCTGCCGCCACAATGGAGCATGCAACCGTCTGGCTGTACCTTCCGTCCCCACCTTGTATCCACCCGCTAGACAGCAGGGTAATTGTGGTACTCTTGGCCGGATCTCCTTTGCTGTTCCAAGCGCTTTTTTCTGTATCGCTTACTGTTCTGTGGCTTTCGTCTGTTGGTAGGTCTGCCAGCTTTGTACTGTTTGGTAAAGCCCCAACCATATTAGCCGTGTAATCCCCCTCCTGGGGGACAACTGCACCAGATCGTCCGTTGAAGGTGATCACACCGCTGCTACCTCTGCCCGCCAGCTCGTCGATAGCCCCCTGCACGTTTGTAGCCTCCAGGCCGCTGCCCGTGTTGCTGTAGCCCACCTGTTCGGCGGAGAGGTCGCCGCCCTCTCCATCTTCGGTTACTTCGATGGTGTACGGACCTTCGCCAAGGCTCTCCCCCATCTGCATCGTGCCGCCGCCGGGGATTGAGAGCCAGGGCGCAGCCGTGGCGATAGCGGCTAACTGGGCGGCGTACTGCTCCAGTGTGGTGCCCTCCGGTGGTTCTATGCCCATAGCCTGTAGTGACGCTGCGATACTTGCCTTAGCGGCGGACAACCGGTCGATTTCGCCCTGAATACTCATACCACGCCTCCCGTCAAATGGCCGCCAGGGCCTCCTCAATGTCGCCCGTCAGGCTCACCGAGCCCCCGGTGGTGTAACCAGCAGGAACGGCAAAGGAGGTTGTGGTCAAGCCATCAATCTCGCCGGAGACCGCCCCATTGTTTGCCATTGAGCCAGTGACCTTCGCGCCTTTTGCGTAAGCTGTCTTGCCATTAAGGATATCCCCGGCAACCGCTGTGCCGTCAGAGGTGTCCACATAAGCCTCCGGGATGGCCGCTACCTCAACGGACGTGAGTACCTTGCCGTCTGTAGGCTCCACTGTTTGGACAGACTTGTTTGGCGTAACACTCTTCGTCTCCGGGGTGATCTGCACCTTTCCTGTTCCGCTGTGATAGCCCTTCGGGATGGTGTAAGACAGTTTTTCCGGGGTCAGTGTTTCAGTCGCCGCCCCGTTGTTTGGCATGGTGCCTGTGGTGGTCTTACCTGCCTTGTCCACAAACACCTTGCCAGTCAATACGTCAGCGGCGGTAGCCGTAACGGCGGATACGTCCTGGTAGTTCCCGGGGATGGCAGCTACTGTCACGTCGGACAGGCCATAATAGCCGGGGTCGGGTGTCACGTTCTGTTGGGCTTTGGTAGGCGTGACGGTCTTGCTCTGGAGGTTATAGTTTCCGCCGCCGGACACCCCGGACACCGTGCCGCTGCCGTTGTGGTAGCCTTTGGGGATGGTATATGTATCGCCTTCTTGGACGGTGGCAGATACCGCGCCTCTGTTCTCGATTGCCTCAATCTCTGCGGCCAGCTTGGTCAGATCATCCGTGCCTGTTCCAATACCCAGTTCAACGGCCTTTGACCTGATAGCGTTTCGCGCTGTTTGGATTCTGCTGATTTCAGTTGCTACACTCATGCTTTCCCACCTTTCAAATTGTCCCTAACAGGATTTCGATGTTGCCTACCGTCTCCTGCACCGCGGCTGCGGTAATGGGGAGCGTATTGTCACCTTCGTCAAAGCCGTTTACTGTGTCCACAGATAACGTCCTTGTGTCTCTGTCCAGCTTTAGCCCGTGCCCGATGTTGTAGGATGTACCTCCTCCACCCTCCGGTAAAGGGATATCCGACGCCTCATACTGGCCACTGTCTGGGTTCCAAATTTCCCAAAATCCATCCAAGCCGGGCCTCGGGGGATGCTGGTTCAGCTCTGTGATACGCTCCTCCATCTGCTCAAACTCGGAAGGTAGAGGCGGCGGGAAAGCATCTACAGCGTTGATGGAGTCATGGACAGTTGCGTAAAATATGTTGCTGTGCCGCACCTGTTCCCCGAGGGTACCCCTGACCTGCATTAAATACTGGCCGTCATCAGCCAGCATGGAGGAGGTCAGCAGGGCGGAGTACACTTGCCCGACGCGCTGGAGCTGGATAATATTCTTTTGACCATCCTTCTCCACATCCACCTTTAAGGCCCACTCGTCTGTGAGGTCTGTGGAGATTTCAAGGGCTACAGCCTCATTGTCGCCCTCGAATCCGAGGCAAAATTTAGGCGGGGTGCAGATGTACCAATTTGTCATGCTGAGCATTATGTCCTGCCCCCATCCATAGCGGCCACCTTGTCCAGGAGGGTATCGATCTCCTCACCGCTGTATTTGCTGGTATACGAGCCTTCCCCCTGCATCTCCGATACGATTCGTTCCAGTTCCGATACTCGCTCTTCCATTGTCATTGTATCACCTCAGACTGCAAAGATTTGGCGGCCACGCCCGAAAAAGAGTTGCCCGCCGCGGGCCCGAAATCGTCCGGATTCTGATGTTTTAGGCTGTTGGTAGTATACCAGGATACCGCCTGGCCCTCCGTTTGACCCACGAGAACCTTTCCCTGCCGAGCCGCCGTCATTAGTAATCCAGATGCCAGCCGCTCCTCCAATCTCAAAGGGCTCCGCGGATGCAAAAACGCCTCCGGCGCCACCACCGCCGCCGCCGCCATGTCCACCATTTCCTCCAGTCCCAATTTTATTTGGGGCTTCAGGGGGATCAGGGGATGCGCCATCTCCACCTTCGGCTCCTTTCCCGCTTGTTTCGCCGCCTCCTGGTCCGCCATTCTTTCCAAGTGCGGCTCCGCCACCGGCTCCACCGCCGTAAATCCGCACTTGTTCTGACCCGAGATTATCATATGACCACTCATAGGGAGTCCCGCTTTGACCTCCGGTATTCGGGGGCACATCCTCGCCGCTCTCTCCATATTCTCCTCTTCGGCTAGATGCCTGCCCGCCACGGCCACCCGCAGCACCGTTAACGCCTTCTGTTCCGGGTTTAGCAAGCACATCTCCAGATACTGGGTCGGTATATCCTGTATCAGATACGGCCCCCTGTGCAGACGACAAAGCCCCGAAAGTCGTTTCGCCACCAGCAGTGCCCACGGCCCCATTCGTCGCTCCTCCAACGCCTGGGGTGCCGCACTCATAGTGGATGACCTGACCAGGGACAACATCAATTGTCGCCCGGTAGACCTTTCCGCCAGCGCCTGGAGAGCCCTTGTCTCCTCCTTGCCCGCCATCTTCTGGCGAATCAGACCAAGATCCTCCGGCGTTTTGATCCTTCGAAGTCACAATAAGCTGAGATGAGCCGCCCGATTCGCCGTCAAAACCAGCCTGACCTCCTGTCCCCGCTTGGATGCAGACGACAGTAAGCGAATACACTTCATCCGGGATAACATAATCGCCGCTCCCTATAAGTATGTCCTCATAGTCGTAATAGGTCTGATCCTCCGGCGCCGGAGGGATGTATCCCACAATTCCCTCCTCAGACGCCTTCAGAATACCGCTCATAGCAAGGTCAGACGAGCCCAAAAAGATTTCTGCTGTGCCACCGTAAGGATGAGCCGTGCGCACGATATCCCCAGGCTGCTCGCCGCTCCACACGACATCCTGCGTAATAGTTTCTCGGTGGGCATAATATTCTGCCAATCTCTCGGCGACTCCTACTGAGTTAACCAGTGATACCAGGTACGCCTCTTTAACGGTGATATCGTCTCCGTTTACTCCTTGGCCGACATCGCGTACTACGTCCCTCATGCTGTGGATATACTTGGTCCCAGTAAGGGTACCAGTTCCGGCAGATACCTTAGCGTAATTACAGTTACTTTCCAGCACAGCAAATCCATTGGCCTTGAGGTCATGTACCGGCTCGTCAAAACGGATAATATCGCCCTGTTCTGCCGCGCCATCGAACAGTTCTGTTGTTTCGCTGCCCTCTTTCCAAGCGTGCTCGGTCACAATCACCCTGGACACTGGGGTACCATAGTCCACAGAGCCTCCGGTATAGCAGTTGGCCCCATCCCGTGCCCAGCTCAACCCACTATACAGTGACGTAATGCGCAGCACACCGTTAGATAGGGTGCGCAGATAGGCCCCGATGGCAAAGAGCACTTGCGCTAAGTTGTCTCGCGCCGTGGCAATGGGTAGCCAGCCATATAGTTGATAGTCCCGGAAAATTGTCTTGATTTCCACGGTGACGCCGGTTCCTGCCACGATGTCGGACACCACTTCCGCTACCGTCTGTCCTGTATAGAGCCCGCCATAGTGGGTCTTGCCCATAAGCAGGCCAACGGCAGAGACGGCGGAAATCCGGTAGGACTGACGGCCTACCCGGCCCACAGACTGGACGTAGAAGGTGCCTAGCCGACGGCCCTTGTACTCATACTCCAGCTTGTCGTTGCGCACGTATTGGGTCAGGCTGGTGTCCTCGCTGTCCACTTCAAACTCCAGAGTATTAGCCGCAAGGGAATCCGACAGAGCAGAGGTTTCCAGCAGGCAGTCGCCAGTAGTGAGGCGGTAAGCCGCGTCTAGGTCGTCCGAAAACTCCTTGCCTGCATATGTAATGCGGTTCCTCACATGCTCACCTCATTCCGGGATTCGTTGCGGCTCTATGGCGGTAAATTCCACCGTCAGCCCTGTCCAGCGGGTCACCCCGCCCACCTTGTCCTTTTTGGTGTGCCGACCGGAGGTCACCATAGCCTCGAAGGTCATGGTGGTCTGCCCATCTGGTAGTGTAATGGTATGGCTATCCACCGGGGCGGATATGGCCCTGAAAAAGGCGTCGTAGTCGGCCCTGTACCCTGGGTCTGGTTCAACCTCCATAGAATAGTCATAGTAGGTGCCCACCACGTCCCGGATCTCCCGGCCAGACATAGCTCTTCCTGCGTTATCCCCGTCCTCCACGCGGAAGGACTGCTCCAGGGTGCCCAGCCGTACCCTTACTTGGTAGGTCACCCCATCCATGATGATGGACATACTCATACCTCCGTCAGCTTCACACCCTGCCGCTTGGACTCATCATCCAGGGAAAGCTTAAACTCTCGCATAAAGCCTCCGCCCTTGTGCAGATACAAGTGGATGTCACGTGTGCTCCTAGCGCCGCCTCGCTCGGCAAATGCGTCCCCAGCCGCCCGTTTGATTTCCGAGTAGGGTGCCACAATCTCGGTCTCGCGTTTGTTGTCACCCAGCACCGCCACGAACGGGTCGTTGGGCGGCACTACGCCGCCGAATGCTAATTCTGGTATATCTTCGGCGTATCCATACAGCCACGCCATCCTCGACTCCGGTTTATTTCTTGCCCCCGATGATGCACTTCCGCCGGACGTAGATGCCGCGGATTTGCTTTTCCCCCCTATGCCGATTAGTGCCAGGAACCCATCGTCAGCCTCCCATATCCATCCAACAAGGGTTGCCACCGCATCAATTATCGTGCCTATGACAAATGCAATTCCTTCAAGCAATGGGGTAATAGCCTCGATTGCAGATGCTAACGCTTCGACGATTTCGATAATGGCCGGGCCAAACGCTTCCAGGAGTTTGGTTTTGAGGTTGCCTATAGATTCTCCGAGCACAGCGGTTGTATCCTGCATATCTAACTGTGCTTCATTGGCGGCAATGATAGACTCATTATTTTTGTAAAATGTGTCTGCTGCGTCTTGATATGTGCTAGACAGGAGTGACGTCAAGTATTGCGTCCTGCTTGTTGTATCTGCAAATTCAGACAGTTTCTCATTCACGTAATCCTCGCTGATTCCAACCCAATTCAAGGCATCCGCCAAGACTCCCGTGACCTTTCCTGTCTTTGCTGTTTCGTTGGCAGCCTCAATCAGCCCCTCAGTTGGGATGGACTCGCCGAATCTGCCATATACACCAGCCGCTATGTCAACCCACTTAGACACATCCTCGCTACTGGTTGCAAGCTGTGCAAGGAGCTGAGACGCTTCTGTTGCGGTGTCCGTTTCGCCTAGGATCCGGTAAAATCCCCTATACGCCTCTGTGGCAGTCTCTTGGCTAAACCCGGCAGTCTCAAAGGCAGTATTGAGCATAGCCATGGACTCCCGGTACTCCTCGGTCGCTTCGTCTAGATTCCAAATGGCTTCCGCGGCCTGGAGAGCAAGGTCAAGCAACATGCTCATTGCATTGCCTGCAAATGTGCCTATCGCCGTACCAAGCGTATCAAAATCGCCACCCGAACTTTCAGCGGAGTCTCCCATATCATCCAGGCCGCCAGCGGCGTCTCCCGCTGAGTCACCAACCTGGGCAATGGCCGGGTCAAAGTCAGCAAGTTCTTTGGCAGCGTTTTCCGCCTTTGCCCTGGTTAAATCCAACTCTAGGTTGAAATCGTCCAGCTTGCTCTTTTCCAGCGTATCATCCAACTGACTGGCGGCGGCCTCCATGGTGTTTAGGCGTTCCGCCGCAAGTTCCGACCGCTCCGCGAGAAGCCGCTGCTTCTGCGCCAGGAGCTCTACATTGGTGGGGTCCAGTTTCAGCAGGCGCTCCACCTCGCGTAGATCCCCCTGTACTCTCAACAGATTGATGTCGGTATTTCTGAGTGCCTTGTTTAGCTTGGTGGTATCCCCTCCGATCTCCACTGTGATGCCCTTAATTCGATTGCGCGCCACGCTGTCACCTCCCTAAAACCCGTCAAAATCCGCCTGCGTAGGTAAACGGTCATATTCGCACCCATCATTGCCCGCCTCAATCAACATGTCGGTCACCATGCCGACGGTCAGCAGTTCTAGATCCCGGATGGGTATGCCAAGTTTCGCCGCTCTTAACAAGAAGGTGGCTGTATTCATCTCCCGGTCGACCGGGTTACTTTTTTTTTAGGCGCTGACAGCGTCTCGTTGTTGGCCACCCAAAGCTCAAGAATCTGCGGGAAAACTGCGTAAATGGAAAATGTGTTGAACCCATCCAGCCACTCCTCTGGGCTTTTAGCTTTCAGACTCGGGTCGGCGTGCTTGGCCATTAGATAGGCCACGTTCTCAAACACTTCCAGCGTCTTCACAGGCATTTGCTTCTCCCCGTTTTTTGCTGCTTCAATATCATCCCGGATGGTCTTCATGTCTTGCATGATGTCTCGACCGAACTTGATACGGTAGAGTCGAGGAACTGCCGCCGTGGCCCGAAAAAGAATATCGCGCCCATCAATTTTGATTGTCTTTTCCATTTGTTAAACTCCAACAGTAGCCTGCTGCCAGACCTTCTGATACCATGCGTTATACTTCTCGTCCGGCGTATCCGGGGTAGTCTTCGCTTTAATCACGCCACTGGAGAGCGGGGAGGCCGTGATAGTGATAGTCTCCGTGCTGGGTTCCTTGGTGTTGGTGGTGGTGGCACCGGTCAGGCTGGGCCGAGTAGCCGCGCAGTTGTAGAGCACATGACGAACAGCCTTCTGATCGCCAGAAAACTCAAAAAGAAGGGCGAAGGGCTTGGGCTCCGCAGATACGTTCTCCACCAGCACCTTGTCTGTTGTGTCCTCTTTTTCCTGCAAAACATCCTTGCGGAAACTGTCTGGAATCAGGGCAATCTCCAAGTCACCGCTATAGCCGTCGTTTGCCGCAGTAACATAGTAGGCCATATCGTCGGCGTAAAATGTGCTGGTATCGCCCTGGGCATCCATGGACAGGTTGACCGCACCTGGGATACGCACCGGAGTGCCGTATGTGACTTCTCCATCTTCCTCAGTCAGCATGGCGTAATGCACATTTTTAAGTCCAAACTTTACTTTATTAGCTTTATTGGTAGGCATAATCACACCTCGATTTCATAAGTAATCTGATAGATTTTCTCCTCGTCGATGTACTCCTCTGACTTCTCCCAGCACAGCCCAGCCAAAACCGCTTCTACTCTGGCTTCGATTACTGGGTCTTTTGTGCTGGTATAGAGCTCCACTTGATAGCGACCAGCGGAGAAATACATCCCGTCATCCGCATAAAACTGACTATCATATGCAAACAGATAGCAGACAAATGGCGGGGCCTGCCGGGTGCGGAAAGCCTGGTAGGCCACCGGCAACCCCGTCGTAGCTAGGCGCTGGGCTAATTCTTTCTGCGTCATTGCAGCGCCTCCTTCAATTTCTGCAGCAATTCGCGTTCCACCGCCTGCTCAGCGGGCCGGATGTGTGGAGTGCCATCCACCCGACCACCTCCTACCTTTGCATGACCATTCTCCAGCAGGTGGGTAAGTTGTCCGTCAGTCGCATTGTAAACTCTGACCCTGATGCCGTCCGCCCCCTCATAGGCCACGGTAGAGCGCCAACCCTTCCTATACTTCCCTGTGCGCTTGGGGCTCCGGCGTTGTATATCCTTTTTGCAGTCCTCTCCAGCGGCCTTGACCACGCGCTTGACCTCATCCGTGACCTCTTCGCCATAGCTGGAGAGCTCCGCCCCGATAGCGTCTGCCAGAGCATCCAGCCGGATTCTAGCCATTGGCTACACCAGCTTTCTCCTCCAGGTACAGCTCCACTTCGTCGGTATCCCGCTTTCGGTAGGTGCGATAGATGCGGTAGCGCACGCCGTGCAGCTCGGCCTTCGGCTCACCACTGTAGTTGACCGCCGGGGTGATAAACACCAGAGCGGGCTTCATGCCCTCCCGGCCACCCTCGAACCATTCCGCACGGGCCACAGACTCCACGCGGCCGAACACCTCCGATCGGGTGCCGTCCCCCTCCACCTGCTCCAGCAAGTCGTTGGTCTGGATGTCCGCCCCAATCAAGACCAGCACATCATCCATCCGTCTCCCTCGCTTTCTGAGAAAACAGGCGGTTGTTAAGCGCCCACCGAAGCATACGCGGCATACCCGTTGTATCTTCCCGGCGTTTCCGGTATAGATAAGCTGCATACATCTCCGTCAACATGCAATCTTCTTGATTGCACAAGTCAAGGTTTATCCCCTCGGTTGTAATCAGAGACTGCGCTGACCAGATTAGGTCTCGCAAATATTCATCCATTCGAGGCGTAGAAATTTGTAAGTCTACTTTGAGCATGCTCAAAATTCCTTCATAAGTCACTCTCTACCCCTCCACTCTTTGGGCTCGCTTTTTTACGTCCCCCGTACCCGCGAGCGCGGCCGGGGGGATTTAACCCCCCGCTGCGCCCGTCACGGTAACGGTATATACTCTTACTGCGTTGCCCTGCTGCACGGTAACTGCAATCGTATTAGATGCGGATGCTGTCAGGGTAGCAGTGCCGCCATTGCGCAGATTCTTCCCGTTTACAGCAATAGTTACTTTGGCGTCAGGCTGCACCGCTGTGGCCTCGACCTTTGCGCTGTTCTTGGCCGCAGTGCCGCCGGAATAGGTCAGCTTCGTGGGGTCAAACGACGGTGTCAGCGTCACGCCCTCAATCGCCAAGTCCTGGAGCTGTGCATCGTTGGCGGTATCTGCCGCGAAGGTCATTACAGTAGTCACCGACTGATTGTTGATATTGATTGCCACAAATGCGCCTGGGATGATGGGCTGGCCGTCCGCTCTCTGCTTGCCCTTATATACCGTGTTGTCCTGTAAGAACTGAACCTCAGTAGACCGCTCAATCGTCATACCTGCGCGCATAGACAGGAGATACAGTTCGCCGTAGCCACCCACAATATCGCCATCAGGCATAAACTCCAGGATGTCGACATTGCCGTTGATAATGGGGAGTGTTCCTGCCAAATTGGCGACAATATCGCCGCTGGCCGTAAAGGTAATGAGCTTAGAGCGCAGCTTTGCGTGCGTCTTGCTGTTCATCGCCCAAAACTGTTCTCCACGGCTATAAGTTGTATATGTATTGCCGGTTGCCTCCATCAGCGCCGCCCAAAACTCAGCGCCGGTTACGCTATCGCCGCCGATCTTCTTAATATTGCTCTCGTGCAGATCCACCCATTCGGGCGCAGAGGCAGGATAATCGCTGGGGCGGGCAGTTTGCGCCAGTCTGGTAACAATGCCGAGCGGCATACGGGACGCCGAACCCTTGCCATAGAGGATCGCCTTGTCCATTGCCAAGCCAATGCTTTCGGAGATCATCTCGACAATCCAGGAAGCGAGATTTACGTCGCTGTCCTCCAGGATCGAGTTGCACACCGCAATATACCCGGCTACCTTATAGCCATCCACGGTAATCTGGTTAAACCCGAAAGACAGTTCATTGATGGCTCCACACATTTCCGTCCAAACTGCCTCCGGGATAGTTCCGGCAATAGTCTGGCGCGCCTCTCCAGTTACATTACGCACCCGTACCCGGTTGAGCAGTTTGGAATAGCGGAACATGTTTTCTGCAATCAACTCCAGGAACACGATAGGGATTGTCAGCTCAGTACCCGTGACAGCTCTGCTCTGGCCCTTAAGGCTACGCATCTGCTCCAGAAACGCCTTGGAATCCTCCTGCGCCAGAATCGCGGTGCGCCGCTCTCCGGGCAGAGCATCAAAGGCCCGGCGGTTCATGGGCAGGGCACGAATGTTGATCATTTCCATGTTGGTATCACCTCTCACAGTTTCATTCTTTTTGCTTTTCTCTGGAGATTGAGGCTTTGGGGCCATTCGCTCGATCTCCTCCAGTTCGTTTTCCAACCGTTCAATATCTGAGCTTAAGGTCTGCTTCGCCTGGTCGTGTTCTGCTTTCTCGTTTTCGTACTTTTCTACTTCGGCGCCCACCACAGCCTCTTGCTCAGCGTTTCCGGGCTCTACCTCGTTAATTGATGCCTCGAGCTCTGCCTCTCGCGTCTGGAACTCAGCATCCTTGTCCTCCAGCTCTGCCAGCTCTGCCTTTTTGGCATCAATGGACCGCCGGAGCATTAGCACTTTCAGCATTGTTTTCTCCTTTCAGATCAGCATGTCTTTAACTTTTCAAACATCGCTCTTTTCCACAGTTCTGTTCGTTTCCGCTTGACTTCCTCTAAATCATGCTTGCGGGCAGATACTGTAGTATCCTGATAAGCAGGGAACGTGCACGGCGAGATTTCGTATAGCGGGGATACTCGTTTAATCGTCCAGTGTACTGTTCCGTCTTCCCTGTACTCGGTTTCCTGATCTGCGATATCAAACCCAAAAGAGCATCCGGTAATATCTCCCCGCTGGATTCTTGCGTAAGCGTTCATTGCGTCGCTATCATCCCGGTTAATCCTAATGCGTCCCCACAGCCCCCGGCTATCCTGCTTGATTTCCATAGTCCCTGCGGAGGTGCGGCCCAGCACAAGATCCGTATTGTGGTTATACAGGGCCCGCACATCGTCACTCACAGAATCGTCAAAGGCCCCAGGTGCGATACTCTCAGTAGCCCCCGGCCACAGTTCATAGACAGAGTTAAATACAGCGAAATACCCCTCAATGTAGAGGTCTCCGCCATCTTCCCTGACCTCCATTCTGTCCATCGGGATATATCTATGTTCCATATCCTTCACCTCCGTTCTGGACCAACTTCCCCTGATCACCTAGCCTGTCGGCTGGCAGATAATTTTCCAGCGCCAAAAGTTCATTCATTTCCGCGTCCGGCGGCAGATTGAGCCAGCCGCGCCATTCATTTCGCCGTAGCGCCATCCGGTCAACCATTTCAGCGCCAGCAGAAACCAACTCATTGATACTGTAGGAATATAGACTCCAGGAGTTAAAGCGGAAAAACCACCCAGGCGAATACAGAAGTTTTTTTGTCATTTCCTGCTCAAGCGACCGAGCTAACGGCATGATAGTCGTGTTTACGAAGTTGTTCCACGCATCTCGGTTAAAGTCGCCCACTCCCAGTACAAACGGTGGTATACCCAACACTGCCGCTACAGTACGCTTGTCCAGCGTGACCATCGCGTCCAACGCAAGGTCGGACAGAGTCAGGGGTTTTACCTGCTCGACCGAAAACTGATCCGCCGGGATTAACCACGGTTCTCCAGCTTCTCCGCTCATGGCGTAGCTTTCCAGCAGTTTTTTCCGCCCGCTCGGGCTGGAGAACTCGTCAGTCAAAGCATCCACCTTGACAATGATTGATGGTTTCCACTTGGATGCCATAAATCCTCTTTGCGTAGTCGAGGATTGCTTTAGGTTATTAGCTACATCTGCCAGGGACACTCTATATCCGGTCCCGAGCCACGGGAAACAGCTATCGGGATTGAGGACAAAATGGAGAACACTATCCGGCGTATATTCCTTCCCGCCTATGTTAACCTTGTACCCCCACCCATCCTGAATAAAAAAGGCCATAGACGGCGGTATGGGGTTTAGATCTTGGATAATCCCATTTTTTGTGTTGGGCCATACAACTGCGTTTCCGTTCCCCTCCAAATACAGAGTGCGCACAATCCAATGGACAAATTGCTCCCTTGTAGTGTACCTATTAGGTGCTATGTCAATCTTTCTCGACAGTTCATTCCTAATCCGGATATCACCATTTTCTTGGTTTTCCATCAGGTGGATAGTCATAGACCCAATCAAACGAGCAATCGTATCCACTCCGGCCGCAATCTCTGGATTGTGAGACAAAGACGTATACCCCTGACAGGTCAGCGTATCAAACGCTTCACTGGAGCAAAGCCATGCAGCACTACGCTTCTTCGGGGGCTCGTCTCTTGCCTTTTGTTTTCTTTGCTTACTCTTCGCCAAACCAGTCCCTCGCTTTCTTTGCCCTCTCCAGATTTTCCAGATACCGTACACACGCAAACACAGAAGCATCAAATAAATCTATTCGATGTTCTGGTTGTACTTTGTCATACTGGATCATGTCATCCGTTTTCTCCACTGCCAGCACATTTTCAACACAATACTCGTACGCTTCGCTATGCAGATAATAGAGATTTCCGTCCTTCGCACTCTGTTCGATATGCCGGAACCCCTCTGATTTTTTGTAGTAATATTGGGGTTGGTCTATGATTTTAAATCCAGCAGACTTCATTCCAATAAAGTATTCTCGGCAAAACTTGCGGTCGTGTCCAATCTGTCGTATCTTGAACCCCTTCCGCCGCATGTCCACAAACCAGTTGACCACATCGGCGTGATTAACGGTGGGGCTGTTGCACAGTGTCAACCATCCATCATCGGCCCAGCCGAATAGTGGGATATTGTCCTGATCTGCTTTGATATGGGCCGCAACTACGGGGAAAAAGGCATGGGTGATGATGATGTCCACGTCCTTGTATCGGCCGAACAAAGCTGCCGCTGTCAGATCGTGTAGTTTGGATAGGTCGGCTCCGCCATACCAATCAATGGGCAACTTCGCAAGTTGCTCTATCGTCCATCCATATTGTCTGTCGCTTTTCCTAAACTCGTCTATATCAAAATAAGCTTTAAGCGCATTTGTATAGACGTTCAGGCTCTTAGCAAAGAAGTCTTTTCGCTGCTGAGGGTCGTTCTGCGCCTGGAGCGCGTCATTCAGAATCTCCTCCGGCCGGATACTTACCCCATAGGCTGGATTGGCCATCTCATGTACCTTCGGGTCTGTGAAGTCAATGCTTCCATCCTTTACGCCGTCTGGGGCACAGCACATGAAAATGAAATATTGCTCATCCTTGATTGTTCCGTCTAAGACCTTTCGGCAGTATTTCAGCCGCTGCCCTAGGAACGCTTGCTCGTTATCGCCTGCGGTGGAGATGCCGATCATCAGCTTGTTGGTGTACGCCTTCATGGCCTCTTTAATTATGTTGTACTGCTTCGGCGTCTTGTAGGCGTGCATCTCATCTGCGATAGCAAGGTTGCAGTTGAGGGAATCTTGGCGATCCGGATTGGCCGCCAGCGCCTGGATGAACAGGGAGCCGTCCCCCAGGTCGCCTTGGATACTATGCTCCTGGTTGTTATCAATCACCCGGAAATTGTCCTTTTCTCCCATCTGCTCCAGGTTGAAGTTGATGAAGTTGAAGCTCTCCAGGCTCTGTTTCAGCGCGGCAGCCACGATGTAGACCTTGCTTCCGCTCTTCCGGTTCAGCAGGGCCAGGCCCCAGGCCAGAGCGGCGGCGAAACTAGTCTTGATATTCTTACGGGGGATGTAAATCAAGGCTTCTTTGAAGCGGCGCTCTTTGGTGCCCTTCTTGTAAAAGCCCAATAGGTTGTAGACGATGAACTTATGAAACGGCTCCAGAAGGAAGGGCTGCCCCCGGAGCGGAGTGCCATCCAGCCGTTCGCCCTGCTGGTGTACGAAAGTTCGTTCAATGATTCGGATGACGAACTCAGCTTCTATTGGATTGAAATCGAAATCAGGGCTCTGCAAATCCCGCTCAAAACGTTCGCATGCCTGGATCAATTCCTTGCAGGCGATTTTCTTCTCTGACAAAATGTCAGATACGTATTTGTGGACAGTCCCATAGTTTGGGATGTTATCTAGCTTTTTACGGTCCACCACTCAATGCCTCCGCTAGTTTTGATTTCCTGGCACTCTTCTTTGCAGTATCTGCCTTTGCTTTCGGGTTTAACATGAGTCGGTCCGAATAGGTGACGATATCCTTTCGCAAACTTTCGATGGTCAGAGATAAAGGGGATTTTTTCTCTCCACCGTCCGCAGTAGGCGTTGAATAGCGGTAAGTTTTTCCGTCTTCGTATTCTGCCAGGAGTCGGCTGTACTGCTCTCGCATCCCGGAATAGATGTCAATTATCGGGTCATATTCTGTTTGATATGTCCCCATACATTTCATCGCCGAAATTGTCTGTGCTTTAATTGTATCTCGCGTGATTGCAGTTCGCCCCATCCCCTCTTACCTCCATCCGAAAAAAGTTTGTGTGCCTTGCTCCTGTCTCTTATACACATCTCCGAGCCCACGAGACTGCAGCTAATCTCGTATGCCGTCTTCTGCTTGAAAAAAAA